ATAAGGTAACAACCACCCCCCACCTGGGTGGTCCCCCTCCCCCGTGGTGTATTACTATAGCCCGCTTATTCGCATACGCTATCCTATTTAGACTGCCCTCCGAATGCTCCTAGTAGACTACCGCTAATTGATAATTCCTTTCCACCTTTCCCAGTATGCTCGAGCGATGCGCGAGCGACGTAGCCACGGGTTCTTTCTAGTAACCAAGCGGAACCTTGCCAACCGTTGCCGCACTGGCGAACGACGGAGGAGAGTTCTAGTTCTCCCTCCAACCTTGCAAGCTCAAGCTCATTAGCAAAGTCAGGGTTACGCTTTAGGAAGTCATGCCAGCGACCAGCATTACCAGAAGGAAAACCGCACAGTATAGCCACCCGCTCAAGGGGAATCCCAAGCTTGCAAGCCTCAAGGGCTTTTTTTTGATCAGCCTCTGAAACAGGAATTCGAGGCCTTCCTATCTTCCCTCCTTTGCTTCCCTTTCCTTTAACCTTTTCAACCTGGACGATTTCCATGGGTTCACTTTGCGCCACAAAGCATGCCTGAGAATTGTTTTTCCCTTTTCTATCGTTTTCCGTTGCAAAGCATCGCATCCCGTTGCAACCTACTCCTGTGAGCCGATGATCGGCTCCGTCAAACATCATGCGAAACCTTAGAAACCTCATTCGATCCATCGCGATTCTTGCGATCGGTTCAACTGTCATCGGCGCAATCGTCTGGCTCCTCGTGGACGCAATCCTTGGAGGTGTCAATTGACCCTCTACCGTTGCAACGGATTCCGCTCCGTCCGTGCTGATTCCATCCGAGACGCCGCCGAGACCTTTGCGAAACGTGCCGCCCGTCGCGCTTTCGGTCGTCGCGGTATCGTCCGAACCATGGTTGAGGATTCCTACACCCGGAACCTGTCCATCGTCGAATTCGCCGCTTTCATCGGATATCCGACGGGCCGCAACGAAACGACCGGTCACAATATCCGTTTTACCGTGATCAATGGAGGTTCCCTTTGAACGGATTCATTCTCCACGAAGACTCATCCCGTGTCATCATCGCGACCGGCTTCTCAACCCGTTCGGACAATCGGAAAACGGGCGACATGATCCAAATTTGGATTCTTGTCAAAGCCGTTGATCCCGTTGAAGCGATCAAACAAGGATTGGATCGTCTCATTTGTGGTTCATGCGTCCACCGTGGCGACGGGACCGGCTCCGGTCGTTCGTGCTACGTCAACGTGGGCCAAGCTCCCCTTGGCATCTGGCGAGCATGGAAAGCCGGCAATTATCCTCCCTTGCGTAGTCTCGAGGCTTTCACCGGAAGGAAAGTCCGCTTCGGAGCCTATGGTGATCCCACGCATTTGCCCCTTCCCCTTGCGCTTGCGATCGCGGGCGTTTCAAGCGGGTGGACAGGCTACACTCACCAGTGGCGTAAACCTTCCTTGCAAGGGTGGCGTTCCATCTTAATGGCCAGCGTGGATTCCATCGCTGAGCTTGTGATCGCCCGGTCAATGGGCTGGAGTACTTTCCGCGTGGGTTCCGAAGCTTCGGTGGGCGAGTCCCTTTGCGCATCCGAGAGAGTCGGCACGCCTTGCGCCGATTGCCTCCTTTGCGCCGGAGCCCGTGGTGGAACTCAATCAATCCACATCCCGGCCCACGGGACCGGATCGGTTCACTTCGTTGAAGCTTGAATTCTCCGGTCAGCCCATGCGAAAGCGTGGGTTGCACGGGCAATTGATGCCCTCACAAACCATATGAAAGACATCCTTGAAACGTTCAAACGCAATGCCGACCGAGAGAGCCTGAAGTCCTCCGTGGGCCGGGCGATATTCTGCCCGCGCTGTGAGGAGTTAATGGACTACCGACGGGCTGTGGAGTTTTCCGTCTGGGAAAACGAGACTGGCAAATGCGCCACCGTGCGTGCGATGTGTGCGCCATGTTGGGACGGTGTGCGTGAGTTGGTCACCAAACCCGGTGTGAAGTATCGGGTGGACGTCATCGATGGGAGAAAGCTTAAGTGAAGCCCCTACTCCGCGTACTAGGTTATCTCGCCTTGTGTCTACTTTTCACCCTCCTTCTCATTCTATCGGCTCTCGCGGGTAATTAATCCAAGCCAATCGTCAAGCCCCTAGGAAGCCCCTAGGGGTTTTCCTTTGCCCCTATAGTGTCGCCCGCCCGCCCGCTTTCCCTTCCTTAGTAGGCCACCCCTTCCTTTCGTTCCCCCCCCCCCTACCCTTCGCCAGGTTATTTGCATAGCACTCCAAGGTAAGACATCCCATGTCCCACCCCGTTACATCCCCTGCGACCTCTCCGGTATCATCCCGAAATCTGTTTCGGGATCATGCGGTACATGGTGCGGTATTCCAGATCTTGCATATGCCATACGGAATTCGGAATTCGGGAACCAGAAATCGGGAACCGGCCCCAGTTACAATGGTGCGGTATACCGTAAACCGCTTGTTGGTTTGAGCAATTTATGCTTTGTCGCGGCATGGGTGTGAAGAGAGTGATGGCTATTGGTTGCAGTCACGGCAACCGAGCGAACAAGGATGCGCTGGCGGCGGTTCTGTTGTTCCGGGAGCGGTTCAAGCCGCATGAGGTGATCCATCTGGGCGATGCCTATGATCTCGCCTCGCTCCGTGCGGGAACGCTATCCAACCCTGACGATTCGGACCATGCGGACGACTATCTGGATGATATTCAGGAGGGTGTGACGTTCCTGAGCGAGTTGCGGCCTACGGTGTTCACGCTTGGGAACCATGATGAGCGGGCCAAGAAGTACTTGAACCATCACAATACCGTGGTGCGGGGCTTTGCGGAAGCGGTGTGGGAGCGGATGCTGGCACCGATCCAGAAGCACTGCCACACGTTCATCCAGTACAACGACGCTATGGACCGTTCCTTCTACAAGCTTGGAGGTTACAAGTGGGGTCACGGGATCTTGTATGGTGAGAACTTCATCCGGGATTCGGCGGAGACATTTGGGAACTGCGTTGTTGCCCATGCCCATCGAGCTGGCCAATCAACTGGGCGGACGCAATCCAACCCTATTGGTTTCTGCGTAGGTACATTAGCGAATATCCCGTCTATGGATTACGCATCAAAGAGGCGTTCAACGCTGGCATGGTCCCACGGTATTGTATTTGGAGAGTATACAAATAATAGCGCACAACTATATCTACATCAATGGCCACAAAACGAGAAGAACTGGGTTCTGCCGAGCTTCTGAGGAAGCTGAGGCTGGCAATATCGAACCAAGCTGAAGAAGTGCCGGATGGTTGGAAGACGGCGGCCCAATGGGCCCAGGAGTGGAATGTGACCCATAACGCGGCGGGGATTGTTCTGGGAAAATCCGCCAAGCTTGGGCTGATGGAATGCCGCAAGTTCCGAATCATGTCCCGGAACCGTGGGGTCTATCCGACGCCCCATTACCGGGTGATCCCCAATGGGTGACGGTCCCGTCCACTGAATTCTCCGCCACCGAAAGATTTCCTCTTGACCACCGGGATGATGGGGTGGTAGGTTCGCCCCCGATATGAAACTCAACGAGATCAAAGAGGCGGTGCTGTCCGGCAAGACTGTGCACTGGAAGAACGGGGCGTATCGGGTGACCCATTCCCCGCGCACCAACTCCTTCCTGATCGAGTGCGTCCTGAACGATGACTGCATCGGACTGACATGGACCAATGGCGTGACCATGAACGGGGAGGAGAAGGACTTCTTCCTCTCTGAGGAGGTGTCCCTGTGAAACCACATTCGATTTCACCCATCCGACGCACTGAATTCAGAATAGAGAAGGATTCGCAATAACCATGAACCTCGACCATTACACTCTGATATACAAATCCGATTTAGCACACCTAAGGAATCGGGTTAAAGAACTTGAGGCATCCAACAAGGAGCTTCTCGACTCTGTAGATATAAAGCGTTTATACATAGTCGATCAAACATCCAAGAAGATGGCTTCTATATTAAAAGCGGGCCATCGAATGGCTGATCGGACGCATTGCTCCTGCGAGAACTTCGGACTCCAGAAGATCTGCTACCGGTGCCGAACGCTGATCGCCGAGTGGAAGGATGTCGCTGGCGAGTAGGCCAATCATCCCCGTTCATCCTCCTCGCGGAACCCTCGGATTACCCATCCGGGGGTTTTCCGTTTCTAGCCCAGCGCACCCCTCGTACCCTACGTCGAGTCCATTCCACCCCCTCCGACGCACTGGCGACCCCTTTCCGCTCCAGCAATCCACATCCTCCATCCACCACCACAACCACCAACACGGGTACTTCGCAATCCAGTGGGAGGGTTTCGAAAAACCGCAGCCGCAGCGGGGGGCGTCAGTCCCCCAGAGCGTCGCGGCGTTTGCGGTTTTTAACTCCCTTATTAGAGGGAGTGTAAGTCTCCCTCTAAGGGAGAGTAGCAGGGGGGATGCTAACTTTGTGGGGTGGGCTGCAAAATCAACATTCCTTTACATTGACGCGGAAGCCTACACGATGCATTCTGTTCTTGCTATGAGTTATCTCGACAATGGTTCCACGCTTCGGTCGATGTTCCGACTGATGCCCCCGCAACGCCACGATGCCGACCCGGACAAGTCCGAGGTACTGGCCTACATCCGAAAGAATCTTGCCTGTGAGTTGGGTCGGGCGATCCGGGCTTTCAATTCCATGAGGAACAAGAAGTCCCAGGTCATAGTTTATGACATGGTTCATAGGCAGTGGCGTGGTTGTGACTGGGTTCCACCGGAGGATGAGGATCGGGTGTCGTTGCTCTTGAGGATGGTCAATGACCTGAAGCGTGATGTTGCGTATCTGAAGACCTCGGTGAAGAAGCATGAACGACTCATTGGCCAACTCGAAAGGAAGCGTTCGAGCAAGCGCGGTGGGGATGAGGAGCCTGAGCCAGAGCCTGAACCCGACATTGATCCCGAGGTCGCGGAGGCAGAGAAAAGGGCCTCTGAAGCCCGCAAGGCTATGCAGAAGGCCCGTGCTATAATTGAGGACGAGAAGTGGAGGGATTCTATGCTCGCCGCCCTCGCTGAGGGCGATACGGCTTCTTCTCTTTCAGTTCCGCCCCAGTGAACGCGAATGGGTTGCACTCTTCCCACTGAATCCCGGTGGCTGAGTGCTGTACGTTGAGGATGGGGGATTCGAGTCCAAGCCTTGATCCCCGCTTGCAGAAGGCGAGCTGAAACCTTCTAGGCTTGAATTGGCCTACTTCATGGAGAACCGCTATTTCCCGCGCCCAGTTGGCGAGTTCGGACGATCCGAATCCGGCGTGGGCGAGTTCCATGGTGGTGAGTGGTTCTCCGTTCTCTTTGCGCTGAGGCTTAGAGACATGATGCATCCAGATCCAAGCGACCTTGGTCTCGTGCAAGATGGGTTGGAGCTTGTTGCGGAGGAACACGCTTACCTCGGACTGATCACTGAGATCTCCTCCGAAGTAG